TTCAGCGAGAAGGCAAAAACCGATCTGCTGAACGTGCCGCTGGTGGCGGCCGCGATCGTGACCAGCTGGCTCGACAGCCTGGCGAAGGGCAAAAGAAAAAACTGACGGACGCCGCTGAGCATTGGGCCGGCGGCGCAGTCAAAGATGAGACCGCGGCAGATGCTGCAGCCTTCGGGCTGGAGCTTCCCGAGCAACGGTCGGACGATTTCGAGGTGTGGCCCGAGAACTGGGACGCTGTGGAGATGTTCCTGCGCAGCGCAACACAGTGGCGCACCACGATGAACGGTGCGCTCGGGCTCGATTATTCGGTGCTGGAGTGGCTCTTTAGACTGTACGAAGTCAAGGAGCCGCGCGCCCTTCTGGAGGACCTGCAGGTGATGGAAGGCGCGGCTCTGGCAATGATGAACAAGGAGGGCTGACGCCATGGCGATGTCCCTCGACACGGCGATCAAGTTCACGGCCAAGCTGGAAGGCTCGGGGCTGGACCAGCTGAAGCGCAGCCTGCAGGGGCTGGCGCAGCAGTCCAAGATCACGAAGGTCGCGCTCGGCCAGGCGAACATCGACATCGAGCGGATGGCCCGCGCGGCCGGCAACACCACCGCTGGGCTGCGCAACCACATCGCCGCGCTGAAGCAGCTCCGCGACAACGTGGACATCAACAGTCAGGCTTACCGCCGGCTGGGCAAGCAGATCGATGAGCTGGAGGCCAAGCAGCGCAAGCTGAGCGGCGCCGGATCGGGCCGTGGCGGCCTGTTCGGCATGATCGGCGGCAGTGGGCTGGCGGGCCTTGCCGCGGCCGCTGGAGGCGGCCTGGCGGTGAAGTACATTGCCGACGTTGGCATGGCTGCGGAGAGCTCCAGCGTGCGGCTGCGAGCCTTGACCGATGAGTACGGGGAATACAACCAAGCGCAAGAATCCACGGCCCGCATTGCCAAGACGCTGCGGATCAGCACCAACGAAGCCACCAAGGGGTTTGCGGACCTCTACGCCTCGCTGCGGCCGACCGGGATCGGCATCAAAGAGCTTGAGGACGCTTACATCGGCTTCTCTGCCGCGGCCCGCAACAGCGGCGCTACACGCCAAGAGACCGCCAACGCGCTGCTCCAGCTGAAGCAGGGCCTCGCCTCCGGCGTGCTGCAGGGTGAGGAGCTGCGCTCGGTTCGCGAGCAGGCCCCGCTGGCGGCGCAGGCGATCGCGAAGGAGCTCGGCGTTTCGATCGGCGAGCTGAAAAAGCTGGCGGCTGAGGGCAAGATCACCAGCGATGTGGTTCTGAGAGCTCTTGGCAAGCTGAAAGACACTCAGCTTGAAAAGCTCAACGCGCAGTTCCAGACCGGCGCGCAGGCACTGGCCGACCTGCAGATCGAGCTGGAACAGGCAGCGCAGGGGATCGCCAAGGCGTTCGGCCCGACCGCAATCAAACTGCTGCAGGCCTTCACTGGTGCCGTTGAGCGCATCTCTGACGGCCTCGGCTTGAACGAAGGCGCTGCTGAGCGCCGCGCTGATCGCATCCGCGCCGATCTGCAGGCGCAGAAGGAATCGCGCGCGAAGTTCGGCATCGGCGGCGTGTTCCGCTACGGCTTCGAGATCGATGAGTTCCAAGCCCAGCGATCGAAGGAGCTGTTCCAGCAGTTCCAGGCCGAGCGCGAGCGAGCTGCCCGCAAGGCGGCCGGCTACGAGGCCCTGACCTCCGACCAGCGCGAGGCTCGCGAGGCCGCTGCAAACGAGCGGCAGGCTGGCCGCGATCGCGCGCGTGCTGAGGCCCTGAAGGAGCAGCTGAAGGTCCGCGAGGACATGGAGGAGAAGCTCGCCGATGCCGCGCAGAAGCGCGCGCAGGACCTCGCCGACTTCCAGAAGGAATCAATCCGCCGGGCCGCCCAGCTCGAGCGTGATCTGGGCGACCAGCGGCTGCAGGTGGAGCGCTCCATCTCCGAGGCCCGGCGCCGCATCGCCGAGCAGGAGCAGGACATCGCGCTGGAGCAGGAAAAGCAGCGGCTGCGCGCAGCCGGGCTCAGCACCGAGGGCATCGAGGCGGCCGGCCGGATCAATGAGATCTTCCGCCGCTACAGCGAGCAGCGGATCCAGAACGAGCAGAACGCAACCGATCGCCAGACCGATCTGCAGCGCCGGCTCGAGGAGTTCAAGATTCAGACCGCGGACGGCATCGGCCGGATCCAGGAGGGCTACGCGCGTTCGGTGAGCAACATCCTGCAGGACGCAGGCAAGAAACTCGGCCAGCTGATGGAGGCCGGCGCGCAGAATGCAGCCTCGACGCTGACGGGCGCAGGTGGTGCTGCGGGTGCAGGCACGGGCGGCGGCTTCGTGACCGGCGGCAACCTCAGCAGCCAAGCGAAGGCGCTGGTGGCGGCCGCGGCCAAGCTCGGCGTGTCACCGCTCGATCTCGCCACGATCATCGGCTTCGAGACCGGCGGCACCTACAGCCCCTCGAAGATGGGCGGCGCCGGTGGCAAATACATGGGCCTGATCCAGTTCGGCCCGAACGAGCGCCGGCAGTACGGCGCCCACTCTGGCCAGAGCTTCGAGGAGCAGGTGCAGGGGCCGGTGGTCCGCTACTTCCAGGACCGCTTCAGGGGCGTGGGGATGTCCACGCAGGGCGCCGATCTGCTGACGCTCTACCGCACGGTGCTCGGCGGCAACCCCAAGGCCAGCTTGACCGGCCGCGATGCGTTTGGCACCAGCCCGCAGAGTGGCGTGGCTGCGATGGCCCCTCACCGCGCAGAGGCCCGGCGCCGGTTCTTCAGCGGCGCGACGATCAGCGGTTCGGTCGGCGCCCCGATCTCCCCCACCATGACGCCACCCCCGGCCGGGTTCGATCCGAGCTCGATCATGGGCGGGATCAACAGCCAGGGCGCAGCACTCGGCGCTGCGTTCGGCACCGAAACGGCCGTGAAGAACCAGCAGAACTTCAACGACCTGATCAAGGCGCTGCGTGTCGAGCTCGGCGGGATGACGGCCGACCTCGACAGCCAGACGAAGAGCACGAAGGATCAGCTGGCTGACACCAACGCGCTGATCGAGGCGCACCGCGCGGGCCTGTCGCCGGAGATGGCGCAGCAGACCCTCGACGTGCAGCGGGCGGCGCTGGCCGAGGCCGAGCGGCTCGACGCGATCGAGTTCCGCATCGCCGAGGAGTTGAAGAGCAACCAACTGACAGAGGAGCAGCGGGTGGCGCTGCAGGACGTGCTCCGCTCGGTGCAGCTGCGCCGCGATGCCCAGCCCGAGATCGTGGCCGGCATCCAGCGCGAGAACGTCGAGCTCGAGCGCGCCAAGCAGAACCTCGAGGAGATGAAAAACCGCCAGCAGGAGCTGAAGGATCTCTACGCCAGCATCAAGGGCACGCTGGCAGAGGGTGTGATCGGCGGCATCGACGCGGCGATCGAGGCGGCCATGACCGGCGCCAAGGATCTCGACGACCAGCTGAAGCAGATCGCCGCGGGCGTGCTGAAGCAGATCGGCTCGGCATTGATCAGGTTCGGCCTGAAATCGCTGTTCCCCAGCTTCGGCTTCGCCAACGGCGGCGTGATGACCAACAACGGCCCGGCGCCGCTGAAGCGCTACAGCCAGGGCGGCATCGCCAACCGCCCCCAGCTGGCGCTCTACGGCGAGGGCAGCAAGCCTGAGGCCTACGTGCCCCTGCCGGATGGCCGGCGCATCCCCGTGGCGCTCCAAGGCGACAAGATGCGCGATGCGATGGGCAGCGGCCCGATGCAGGCCGCCACCAGCCCGGTGCTGAACATGAGCTTCCAGAGCACCAACATCGGCGGCGTCGAATACGTCAGCCGCGATCAGCTGGAGTCGGCGATGGCAGCCACCCGGCGGCAGGCGGCCCGCGACGGCGCCAAGCGCGGCATGTCCATGACGCTCGATAAACTGCAGCAGAGCCCGTCCACCCGTTCCCGTGTGGGGCTGCGCTGATGGCTGACCAGTTCCCGAGGATCAAGCCGACCAGCCGGGCCTTCAAGCTCGGCGCCTTCCCCACGAAGGTGTACCGCGCGCTGTCGGGCGCCACCGTCAAGCGCAGCTTCGGCAACCGCGCCACCGGCTACGAGCTGCAGCTCAGCTACGAGAACATCAGCGACACCACCACGGCGCAGCTGCTCGCCCACTACACCGCCACCTCGGGCGGTTTCGAGCGGTTCACGCTGCCGGCCGACATCTTCGCCGGGATGAGCGACACGCTGCGCGGCTACATCCAGGCCCCGACCAGCATCAAGTGGGAATATGCCGCGGCCCCTGAGGTGCAGTCGGTTTACACCGGCCGCAGCCAGGTGAGCATCCAGCTGATCGGAGAGCTCGACTTCTGATGACTGAGCTGCGGATCTGCCAGTTCCTGAAGCTGCGCACCACCGATGGGGCGACCCATCGCTACCAGAACTATTTCGTGGGGCAGAACGCCTCGCTGCAGAGCGAGAGCTACACCTTCGCGCCCTTTCGCGCCGAGGGTGCGCTGGCCACGCTCAACGGCGAGAACGCGCAGCTGCAGGTGCTGTTCCCGCATGTGGACTTCGCGCTGGTGCTGGTGGAGGCCGGCGACGGCAACCGGCTCAGCGAGCTGACGCTGACCACCGCCTGGCTGAATGCCGCGGGCACGATCACCAACACACTCACCGACTATTACATCGGCCTCGGCGCCAGCTTCAGCGACACCACCATCGAGCTGCGCTTCAGGTCGGCGATCGACAGCGTGGGCTCGAGCTTCCCCGGCCGCAGCTTCACCCGCGACATGGTGGGACCGCTGCCGCTCAACTCGGAGCTTTATCTGCGATGAACGATCTGGTGGGTCTTGCCTACGGCTGGGGCCACCGGCCGGGCGACGGCAGCGGCCGCACCGACTGCTTCCAGCTGGTATGCGAGGTGCGCGACCGGCTGGGGCTCCCCAGCTACCGCGAGCAGTTCGAATGGGTCTACGCCGACTGGACCGAGGAGGCCTTCCCGCGGTCGATGATCGCGCGCTGGCTGTGTGAGCACGGCACGCGCCTCAAGGCGCCTCGCCGCGGCGCTGTGGCCCTGCTGCCGGCCGGCGCCGGTGCAGCGCTTGGCACCCACCTCGGCGGCCCTGTGCTGTTCATCGGGCCGGGGCAGAATGTGATCCAGGCACCGCTGCCCGATGGCGTGGGGCACTACTTCTGGATGGATCGATGACGCGCAAGCTGCTGCCCTACGAGCACGAGCTGATCGAGATCCTGAAAGTCTCGGAGGAGGACTACCTCGAGTTCCTGGCGGTGCAGCACGACTTCACCCGCTCGCGCGAGGAGAAGCTGCAGGAGCTGCGCGGCGATCCGGTCTCGATTGTGCTGGTGGTGGTCGGCATCATCCTGCAGGCGGTTTCCTACCTGCTGACCCCCAAGCCGGAGGAGCCGAAAAACCAGCGCACGCGGCGGGATCAGGTGTTCGCCCCGCGGTTCGGCTTCAACAGCCAGCAGGAGCTGGCGAAGTACGGCGACACGGTGAACCTCGCCTACTGCAACGTGGAGGACAACCCCACCGGCGGCGTGCGGGTGGCCACCTCGCTGCTGTGGAGCTCGGTTCACAGCGAGGGCTCGAGCCAGTTCATGCAGATGCTGCTGGCGATCGGCGCCTCGAGGATCGAGCAGATCGCCGCGGGACGGATCGCCTTCGGCCAGACCCCGATCCGCCAGTTCGCGGCGACGAAGAACTGGACCTACTTCGGTCACAACCGGCCGCTGCAGTACGGCGATATCTTCCGCCCCACCGGCAGCACCACCGATCCGACGCGCGACGGCCAGGGGCCGGGTGACTTCGCCTACCGCGCCAACCTGATCGGCAACACCTATGTGGAGGGCTTCAGCCAGGCGTTCTCGCCGAGCACGATGACCCGCTGCGGCGTCTATGCGCCGATCCCGATCAACGTCAATTTCTACGACCGCGATGAGAACGGCCGGCGGCAGGAGGCCGAGCTCGGCGTAGAGCTCGAGGACTTCAGCAGCTACTGGCCCCGCAATGAGCTGGACGACACGCGCAACGTGGTGCCGGTGGGCACGGTGTTCACGCTGGTGTTCAAGCGCATCCCGCACGGCAGCGATGACGACGTGAAGGAAGCGGCCGCCGAGCTGCGTCGTTCGCTGTCGAGCTACATCGACGCGGCGAGCACCTACAAGCTGGGCAGCGCGCTGTTCAAGGTGGCGCAGCCGATCAGAAACGTGGAGCTCGACGACGGCGCCATGCGCGTGAAGCTCGAATGCGTCGAAAGCGGCATCTGCCCCACAGAGGACTACGGCACCACCAACTTCAAGCAGAACGAGGACGAAGCGAACGATGAGATCGTGCTGCTCGAGCAGCAGGTCGCGACGCTGAACGACCAGCTGCTGAAGAACGAGCCGATCCTGAAGCCCGGCCTGCAGGGCGTGGCGCAGCGCCTCGAGGAGATCCGCGCGCTCAAGGATCTGATCGATGACTTCACCGACCGGAAGTGGACATCGGGCGAGCTCGACAGCCTGCTGAACAATGCGGAGATCTTCGATCCGCAGGTGGTGGACTACGCCAACCGGGTGGAAGGCCTCAGGGATCGCCGCAAGGACCTGCGGAACAACATCGAAAACGAGCTGGATAAGAACAGCAATAACCGCAACCGGAATGCGATTCAGAACTGGCGCAACCAGATCAAGGACACCAACACCCAGCTGAAAAAGGCGCAGGCCAAGCTCAGCAAGGCCTTTGAGCAGTACGGCCTCGCTGATGGTGTCATCCCCGGCCGCGGCAAGACGCTAAAGCAGGAGAAGCGCTACCTCAATATCCGCGAGCGTGATCTGAACCAGCAGATCGCGCAGCTGACGGCCGACGCCAACAACCTCGACATCGGCGCGATGGCCGCGCGCGACAACGGCATCCGCTCGCAGATCAGCTCCGCGCAGAGCCGCATCCGCACCCTGCAGAACTACCTGAAGAACCCCGAGAAGTGGAACGACTGGTTCAACGTGAAGTGCCTGGTCAAATCCGAGGAGGCCAAATACGAGACCATCACCGAGTGCCGGGTGGTGGACTTCGCGCTGAAGGCCCGCGTGTTCAAGCGGGTGCAAGGCCGTGCGAAGAAGTACGGCAAGGTCAGCATGGAGAACTACAAGATCAGCGATAACGGCATCAAGCTGCGGTCTATGTTCTTCTGGGTCTGGTATCGCCGCACCGGAGCATCTGATACCAGCTGGCAGCGCGTGCCCTATATCTTCACGATCCGCCGCGGCGCGGACGTGGACAACTTCGTCTCGCTGAAGTTCATCGCCGGCGACAACATCGGCAAATGGCAGTTCCGCTTTGAGCCGATCGCCGACACCGGCGCGGAGATGAGCTATCACGGGAACGCTGACTTTGCCTACATCGAGAACAGCGGCGACGTGCAGGTGGTGCCCGGCCCCATCGGCGGCCAGTTCACCTTCGTGGGCACCATCCGCAGCCGCAACGGCAAGCTGCCCCCGGTGAACGTGAACCCCTCCGAGATCGATGAGTGGGGCCTGTTCTCGATGTTCTCCGACACGCAGCTGACCTTCAGCTTCGATCAGGGGCCGGAGCTCGCCATCACCGCCGTCACCGAGCAGCGCACCGATGGCTTCGCCAACTACCCCAACCTCTACGACGGCCTCAGCCTGATCGGCTTCAACGCCTACAGCGGCCAGGGTATTCAGGACCTGCGCTCGATCTCGGTGTTCGTGCAGAAGGGCAAGATGCTCCGCCGGCTGCGTGATGACGGCACCTATCCGGCCTCACCTGATGGCTCGAGCAGCTACGCGCCAGACATCTTCCTCGACACCATCCTCGACGGCCAGAACGGCATCGGCCGGTTCGCCAAGGTCGGCGGCGTCGATCTGCAGGCGCTCGCCTTCGCGAAGCAGTTCTGCCGTCAGAACGACCTCTACATGGATGGCGTGATCGCCGAGCAGACCCCATGGCGGCAGTTCTGGGCTGAGGTGGCACCGTTCTCCCTGCTCGAGCTCGGGCGCGTGGGCGGCCGCGAAACGCTGGTGCCGGCCGTGCCCACCGACAGCGCCGGCAACATCACCCGCCAAGTGACGATCTCGGCCCTGTTCAACCAGGGCAACATCCTCGAGGACTCCTATAAGGAGGAGTTCATCGACTTCGGCAGCAACGTGCAGGACCTGATCGCCTCGGTGATCTACCGCGACACCGAGATCGATGGCGTGTTCCCGCGCAACCGCAGCGTGGAGGTAAGCCGCGCCGATTCCGTTGAGGCGAGCTCGGTGCGCCAGACCTTCGACCTCTCCCAGTACGTCACCAACCGCAGCCAGGCGATCCGCTTCGGCAAGCTGCTGTGCAACCAGCGCCGGCACGTTCGCCGCGCGATCGAGTTCTCCACCTTCCCCACCGACAGCGTGCTGGAGCCCGGCGCCTACATCTACGTGGCGATCGGCGAGAACCAATGGGATCAGGTGACCACCGGCGTGATCGAGGCAGCCGGCGCGCTGAACACGCCGATCGCAGGCGGCCCGGTGAACGGCAGCGGCTACCGCGCGCTGGTCTATCAGTCGGGCAGCGATGTGATCAGCCTCTCCGGCATCACCGTCACCGATGGCATCGCTGCCGATCTGGCGCCCTATGCCGGCCGCCTGTTCGTGCTCGGCCAGACCATCACCCGCCAGCGGGTATTCCGGGTAACGGAAGTGCAGATGGATGAAGAGGGCGAGGTGAGCGTGAGAGCGATCGAGCATCCGTGCATTCAGCAGGATGGCCAGACCTTGAGCCTGATCGCCTCTTTCGCGGATAGTGGGTTTTCTATTCGCTAGCCTGACTTCAGACTGGGCCACCGTTCCATGGGCTTCTACACCGGCCGCACCGGCAAGCTGGAGTTCTGGGACGGCGCGGCCTACAAACCCGTGGCGAAGATCCGCGACTGGTCGCTCGAGGCCAGCGTGGAGCTGCTCAGCACCACCGCGATCGACAGCACCGCGAGCACGTTCACGCCAGGCCTGAAGAGCGCCAGCGGCTCGGCCACGCTGCTCTACTACCGCCTCGAGGCCGGCGAGTCGG